TATCGCAATGCCGGTTGGTCAACGTCGGCACTTTGACGCGGCTTTGCGCGGGTGTGCCGTCTGGGTAAACGATGTTTTCGACCTTGGCGCGGAAGGTGATAGTCGGCATAGCGGTGGACTCCGGGGGTTAGGTGTTGGCTGTCTTGGCGGCGTCGCGGGCGGCAAATCTCGTCTCAATCTCGCCCTCATGATATGAGGCGTATGCCGCAGCCATTGAAATGCGGTTTGCCTGCCAAATGCTTATCATGGCTGCGGTTTCGCCTTGGGTGCCGCAGGCTTTAATGGCGGCGAGGGCGGCTTTGCGGGTCATGGCGGTGGCTCCTCCGGTTAGATGCGAGAAACGGCGATGGTGTCCAGCTTTGCGCCGGAAAACTTGACGACAGGGCGGGGGGCGATGGATTCCAGAAACGCCAGCATGTCAGCGTCGCCGGCATATTTGGCGCAAGCCGCCGCATGTTGCGCGGCGTCGCGTTCGTTTATGGCGTCAATCCACGCCTGGGGGACGGCTCCATAATCGCCGCCGTGCATGGTGGAGATGCCGTCTTTGACGCGGACGCGCACAGCCTCGGCGCGGGATTGCGTGTCGCGGATCATGTAGTCGGTGCCGCCGTTGTAAGCAGAGGCGAAGTTGACTGAGATTGCCATGGTCTGAGGTCTCCGGGGTGTGGGTGTTAAGCCGCGTCGATGATGACCCATGCGTAATCGCCGCTCGGCAGGCAGCCGCCGCCGATCATGCGCTCGCCGTTGGACAGCCATTGCAGCTTAGTGACCAGCGCGGAAGCGGCGGCGGCGTGGTTGTCCGCAAGATTCAGCCCGTGAGCGTAGGGGATGGATACCCGACCAGCTCCGGCAGACGCAGACATGCGCGCGCCTTTGGTGTTGGTCGGTGAGTGCCAGCGGGTCACGATGGCTTGACGTTGGGTGTTGGTGACGGTGGCGGGGGTGGTCATTTTCTGTACTCCGAGAGGTTTTAGGTAGGGGCGTTTCCGCCGTGTTGATGGTTCGTTATAGTGGCTTTTTAGGGGGAGCGCCAGAGTTTTGATCCGGTTTTGATGTAGGAACATATTCCGCGACAGGGGGCGGGGCGGGGTGTGGGGGGTGGGGTGGATGTTGGGGTGTTTGTTGGTGTTTGCGCGATTCTACTAGGTAGTGGAAATGGGTTTTTGCGAGCAATATCAACGATCGGCAATTTTGAAAGTTATCAGCATGGTTGGGCGCGCGTTGCGATAGATACCGCAATTACGTTGATATTGCATGTCTTTGTTCTTTTCTGCTAAGCAAACGCCGTCCGTTGATTTTGCTAACAAATTTCGCATTCTGCTGTCTAGTGGAAATGACAAGAATCGAGTTAAATCAACGGATGAGCCTTTTGGCGTTTTTGCCGATAGGCCGATGTGCGACAATCCGTCGCTTGCTTGCCATTGAAAACACATACATAAACAGGTTTCTACTAAGCCCGACGTTTTTTGGCTTGTAAGCCGTTGAAAATAAAGGGGTGGTAACTATTCTGATTACCTACTCCGTAGTATTAAGCCATGTCGGAGACAATGGGCTTATATATCCCTTAGTCCCTTACGGGCGGGATATACGCCCATGTCTGTCCATGTCGGGGTTGCGCGCGCAAAGCAAAGGCCGAATGTTTGATGGCGAACATTCGCATACACACAGAAAGGGAATCGAAATGAAAGCCGGTGAAACGATCGAAGGGTGGACGGTGTTGACGGTGGAGCCGTTCCCCGGTGGCAAAGGGCCGGAATACGGAACGCCTCTGCGCCTGGGGCGATCGTGTCGCTGGTGCAGCAAGCCCGTCGAGTGCGACGCGCCAAAGCCTCCTGGTCCACCGTCGCGGCCCATCACGCATGATGGCATGTGTGCGGCTTGTCGGCGTCGTCCAGAGCCGGGGATGACGAGCGACGAGAAGCAGCGCATGTGGGACCGGATCAGGGCCAAGGCCGCCGCGACACGGGAGGCGATGGGGTATCAGCCGGCTTACGCTGTCGGGGATCGGTACAAGTGCAAAACGTCCGGGTGGCGCTATATCGTCGTTGCGGTCGAGTCGTACAACAGCAACGAAGACGGCAAGCCGCGCCATGTGTACACGATCGAAGGCCGGTGCAAAACGTGCGGCGATGATTTTTTGCAGAAGCGCGGATATGGCGCATTGTCGCTGACGGCGAACTGCGAAAAGCACCGAAAGCCACAAGCGCGGGCGGCCTATCGAGCGGCGAACAGGCTTACGCGGCGTAAGGCGAGCACATAGGGGGAGGGGTAGCGGCTGGGATGCCGTTTCCGGCGCGGCGGGGGCGCGCTGAGTGCGGTGCGAGCGATAGCGAGCTAGGGTGGTAGCCGGATAGGGCTGAGGCCGCTGTACGGGCTTCTAATGGGCTAATGGGAGGCTGTGCATTTTTGCACAGGGGCGGAGGGGCCGCTTGACACGGGGTATCGGCCAGCTATGATTCGGGTGTCTTGCGGATGCAGGGCGTTCCTTCCCTGACTCTTAGACCCGCTTGGCTTGAGGCTGAGCGGGTTTCTTTTTGCCTGGAGCTTGCGGGGCGGGACGCGTGAGCGGTACGTTAACCGCGAATCGGTTAATCGGCAAAGGTGGCGGATATGCGTGGCGAAAAGCAGAAAACATCGTGGGTCTATGTCGTTGCGGGAGTCGGGGAGGATCGGCCCTGCAAGATCGGGATAACTTTCAACCTCCACCGGAGGATGAGGGAGCTGCAAACATCGGCTGATAAGCGGCTTGAATTTGCGCACAAAATCGAAACGGAACGCGGCTTAGCGGCCATGGCCGAACGGCGGGCGCATCGCCGTCTGGCGGACAGGCACCGTAGCGGCGAATGGTACGATGTGACCAGAGACGAGGCATGGGAGGCGGTCCAATGGGCGGTTAACCGGACGCAAGCCAAGCGCGACGAGAGGGCCGCGCGGATCGAAGCGGAAGATCCGACGGTCAAGGCGGCCATGCCTGCCGATGGGAGCGGGGTGATTGCCAAGGCGGAATCAGTGGTTCCGGTCAAGCGCCCGCGAGGCAAGGCGGCGCAGATACCAGATGACGCAGTGGCGCGCGCTATCGCTGAGGGAGTGTTGGAGCGCATGGCGGAGGGGATGACGCTTACCGCCGCGCTGGCCAGCACGCCAAGCGCCCCGAGCGTGCGGACATGGTGCAATTGGATGGAGAATCGGTTTTCGGACTTATTGCCAGAGTACCGCCGCGCCCGAGCCTTGTTGGCTGACCGTTATGTCGATAGGATCATAACGGTCATTGACGACACGGTTGCGGGGAGCCTCGATCCAAATGCGGCCAGAGTGGCGATTGACGGTCTGCGGTGGACGGCCAGCAAGCTCGCGCCGAGGGAGTACGGCGACCGGATCGACATATCGGCGACGACGACGCAGACGGTCCAAGTCGGTTACGTTATCGACCTGTCGGCAGATCGCGCGGCCTTGCCTGCGGACGTCACGCGTATGATAGATGTAACGCCCGTTGCGGTGGATGACACCAGCGGCGGATAAGTGGCCCACGCAATGGCCCACGCTCGGGCCACTTTCGCGGCAACGTGTTGATATTCAACGCTGATTCGGCGCGGTTCTGCGGATGGGTGGTCCGTCGAACTGGGATCGGAGTGTCGCCCGGCGGGTCCGCTACGGGTCCGCTGGTCAGCGGCGTGTCGGCCAAGCCGTTGCAAATGCTGGGCTTTCGGGGCCGGACCTTCTGATTGGTAGTCAGCGGGTCCGCCTCGCGCGCGCAATAGTTGAAAGCGCGCGCGCGCCCGCGCGTTACGCGCGCGAGGGGGGGGCAAAAACGGCCGAGGCCGCGCCAGTTGAGGGCATCCCCCCACGATTTTTCCCCCCTGCCATAAAAGACCCTTGTTGCAACGCAACAATAAAAGCTTTTGCCGCACCGCACCATTTACAAACTTTACAACCCCCCACAACCGCGCTCCCCCTGCCCCCCTATTTTTTTTCCCCTCTCCACACCTCCCTCCCAACATTTCCGTTGCCCCTGTCCGCTGCCGAGCTATAATCGCACATCATTAGGAAGGGGTTTTCAAGATGCGCAGTGAGATTGAGGCGGTTCCGTACGGCGGCGGCGGGCGAAGTATTTTCGCCCATGCGTCTGACATGGCGTTTGCGTTGCAGAAGTCTGCGGTGTTGTGTGAATACGAGAAGAACAGGGGCGCGACGCCATTGGCTGTTATCCGCGAGCATGGCGGGAGAATGACGAATCATGAGCGTACATGGCGTCAGGCTATTTGCGTTGTGCGGGATTATTACTTGAACGAGCTTCAGGTGAATCGGCTTTCGCGGCATGAGATCGCGCAAGCGGTTACGGAGATTGTGCAGCCCGCGACCATGCCAGCCCCCACGGTGTCCCCATGCTGATACATCAGAACCCTGTGACCTATTCGGGGCTGTCTGCCCTGTTCGCCGCGACGGTTGTTCGGCCCGGCTGGGTGGTTGTCGGGTTCTTCCGGTATCCTCCTGGGAAGGACATGCGGGCGGAGTGGCTGTGGGGTGACGATTGGAGTCATCGGCGGTTGCGGCGGGATTACGATGACGGCTTGATTGAAATTGCGCAGATGCGGTTTACGGACGAGTGGCACGCGCAGCTGGTGCATGTGATCCGCAAGCCGCGCCCGCGCGTTCATCGTGCGTTTGTTGAAACGCCGAAGTGGCTGCGGTGATTGTGTCCGACATTTGCGGGAATACCATACACAAGAAAGAGGTGGCGGTTATGAGTGAGCGATTGACGCAGCGGGCTTACGGGCGGCTGCATAACAAAACGGCTGGGTCTGTTTCCCAGCATCAGCGGCGCGGGCGGCTTCCGGCGGTATTGACGGCTGATACGCCGTGGCCTGAGCAGCGTTTGCGTGGTCCGCGTTATGCGGATGTGTTGTCTCTGGCGTGTCGCCGGATGATTGACGGCTATGGAGTCGTGCCGGAAGACGACTGGCATTGCTTCCGGGCGTTGGCGGGTTTCGCGGCGTGTGATCTGGAGTCGGCTCGGGCGTGGTTTTATAACTATTCGGTTCAAGACGTGTGTTTCCGGCTGGCGGGTGACGCGCCGTTGTACTGGGTCCATTATGAGCGCTGCCGTGGTTCCGGCGTTCGCAAGACGGCTTATGCGTTTGGTTTCGCCACGGGGGAAGCGGCTGTCGCGGCGGTTGATGCGGTTATCGGCCTTGTCGGGCAAATCCTTGATTGGGAGCGGCTCCAATGAGCAACGTGATTCCTTTTCCTTCGCGCGGTGCGTCTGACGATTCCGCGCAATCTCTTCCGGCGAATGAAGACGACATTGGGGCGTTGCGGTACTCGATCGACGTTTACGAAGGCGGCTGTGTTTATCAGTACAATGAAGACGAGCCGTCTGCGGGTGAGGTGTTGGAAGACGCCATGTTGATGGCTCGGTCTGCGGCGCATATGCACTGGGGCGGCGTTCCGGCCATGGCGGTGATTGTTGTCATGGAAAACGGCGGCGGTCGCGCGTGGGCGGATGATCGGTTGACGGAGCCGGAAGATATTTCGTGGATTCGTGATGCGGTGACGGCTATCCTTGACGGTGAACCCCAATGAAGCAGTACAAGCCCGACGGCGCGGTGTTGACGGCGTTCTTGCGGGATGACGAGAGCCGGTTGAAATGTATTCGCGGGCCGGTTGGTTCGGGGAAATCGACGGCTTCGATCATGGCTCTGTTCATGTTGATGACGAAGCAACCGCCTCAAAAAGACGGCAAGCGGCGTTCGCGCATGGTTGTGGTTCGTAATACGAACGATGAACTGCGGCGCACGACGATTGCGTCTTGGAAGCAAATGTTCCCCCCCGAAGAGTGGGGGCGGTTTTACGACACGCCTCCTTATCGGCATGAGATCAAGGTCGGGGACATTGAGGCGGACGTTTACTTCCTGGCGTTGGACTCCGATGAGGACCGCAAGAAGCTGCTGTCGTTTGAAATCACGGCTGCCTGGGTCAACGAAGCCCGCGAGGTGCCGCGCCCGGTGATCTCGGCCTTGCTCGGTCGTATCGGGCGGTATCCCGCGAAGGCCGACGGCGGCTGTCGGCGCAAGATGCTGATTCTTGATACCAACGCGCCTGCGGTGGAACACTGGATCGGCATCATGGAGGGGACGGTCGCGCCGCCTCCTGGGCTGACGGAAGATGAAGTCCGTGACCTCGCCAAACCCGACGATTGGAAGTTCTACATCCAACCCGGCGCGCTCCTGGAGGAAACGGACGGCGAGGGGAATCACATTGCATTTATCCCGAACCCCCAGGCGGAGAACCTGCAGTGGATTGACGGCGGGGTGAAATACTATACGGACTATGTGAAGGGCATCCCGCTCGATCAGGCGCGGGTGGATGTGTGCAACGTGTTGGGCCGGGTGCAGACGGGGCGGCCTGTGTGGCCCATGTTCAAGCGCGGTCTGCACGTCGGCAAACACCCGTTGGAGCCGTTTCCGAATGTGCCGTTGATGGTCGGCGTTGACTTCGGGCTGACGCCTGCGGCTGTGATCGGCCAATGCGTCAACGGGCGGTGGCTTATTCTGAAGGAACTGGTCGCAGATGCGAAGGCGGGCATGGGTGCGGTGACGTTCGCGCCGTTGCTCAAATCCTTTCTGGCGCAGCACTATCCCGGCTTCCGGTATGCGTTGATCGGCGACCCTGCGGGGGACCAACGCGCGCAATCGGATGAGCGGTCTCCGTTCATGATCTTCCGGGCGTGCGGGTTGCCGATTCTTCCGGCGCAGACGAATGATTTCGTTGTCCGCAAAGAAGCGGTGGAATCGGCCTTGAATCGGCTGGTCAACGGGTATGCCGGTCTGCTGTTTGATCCTGGGTGCATCAAGCTGATTACCGCTTGTGAGTTCGGCTATCGTTACGCGAAGCTGAAAACGAGCGACGGGCGGTATTCTGATGTGCCGGTGAAAGACATGCACTCTCACGTTGCGGACAGTTTTCAATATCTACTTTTGGGCGGTGGCGAGGGCCGGGCGTTGTTGACGGGTTCCGGTGAGAAGCGGAAGCCGACGAATGTTCTCAAACGGAAAGGGAAACGGAGATGAGCAAGGGTGGATATGATTTTCACCGTCATTATGAGGGGACCGTGGTGGCTGTTGTTGTGTATGTCGTCGGTGGCGCGGCGTTGTTGTGTTGGGTGTGGCTGACGTAACTTGGGAGGGGCATGACCATGACGCGGGAAGATGCGGAAGCGACGGTTCTGTCTGCGGCGCGGTACGTCGTTGGCAAATACATCGAAGTCCTGAGCGAGCCTGACTTTCGGCGCAAGCAATGTGCAAACTTTGCGCATTACGCGGCGAATCGCGTATGGGACATGCGGTTCGAGTTGATGGATGCCTTGGCGAACATTAATACGCATGAGAACTATCGCCAGCTATGTGACCAGTTGCAGCGCGAACGGCAACGCTTCCATCGTGCGGATGACATTTTGCAAGCGCATGAAAATGCGGCGTATCGGCTTACGCCACACATCAAACGGATCATGGCGCAATGACTGCGTGGTTCGTTGCGTTCGGCGATGACGGGTCGCGGCTGAAATGGTGGGACGTGTTCACACGTCGCGGCTTCCGTCATTGCTTTGCGTTCCGGTATGATTTGGCGGCGGATTGCTGGATCGTATTCGATCCGGCTTTCAGCGGCGTCTCTGTGCGCGTGTTTGCGAATGACGCCTTCACGATCTATATCAGCGGCTTGTCTGAATCGTTGAACCGCATTGTTCGTTGCGAATTACCGGACAATCGGCGGGTTCTTCCACGGTTCGCCGGGTGGTGCGCGCCGATGTGCGCCGATGTTGTGCGGTTTCGTGGGGTTGCTTTGACGCCGCGCCAACTGTATTGTTCTCTTCAGCGCAACGGTGCGGAACCGGCGTTCGAAGGAGTTTGCAGGTATGGGCGCGATTTTCTCCCCGCCGAAGACGCCGAAACCTGACCCGGCGGCGGAAGCCGCTGCGGCGCGTGAGCGCGCGCGGGCGGAACGTGATCGGCTTGACGCCGCGCAACAACAGCTCGCCGGTGAAACCCAGAGCAACGCCACGCAGTTCGGCAAGCGGACTCTGCTGAGCGCGGGACAAGCTGGGTATTCCCGTTCGACGCTGGGGGGCTGAGCATGGCCCCGCAATCCCAACGGCACAAGGAATTGATGATCGAGCTTGACCGGCGTTGGTCGCGTGTCGAGCAAGACAAGAACCGTATCTGGCAACGGTACGACGAGATTTATCGGCTGGTCATGCCGAACCGTCATCGGCAAAACGACTTCGACGGGCATTCCGATACGCTTGATGAGATGATGGATTCCACGGCGCTGATTGCGTTGCAGGATTTCGCGTCGGACATGCTGAGCGGGTTCACCCCGGCGTTTACGGATGAGTGGATCAAGTTCGAACCAAGCAAACAACTGACGCTGGATGCGGGGCAAAAGCGCGTGTTCGCTGCCGCGTTGGCTGATTACAAAGGCAAGCTGTGGGCGGCGATTCAGGAATCCAATTTCTCGGAAGCGGTGCGCGAAGCGTATAAAGACCTCGCCGTCGGCACGGCTGTGTTGATGATTACGGATCGTCATCCGGCCATGCCGCTGGTGTGTGAGGCGATTCCGGTTTCCGATGTGTGGCTTGATCG